TACCAATGAACAAAGACTACATGAAGATTTAATCATTGAAGGATTAAAAATATATGGACATGATGTCTATTACTTACCTCGTACTTTAGTCAACCAAGATTTAATATTAGGCGAAGACACACTTTCAAAATTTGATGATTCATATTTAATTGAAATGTATGTTGAAACAAGTGAAGGCTTTAGTGGCGAAAGAGAATTAATTAATAAGTTTGGTTTAGAAATTAGAGAAGACACAACATTTGTGTTATCTAAGAGAAGATGGAATAATGCCGTTGATTCGAACCATACAATGATTAAAGAGGGTAGACCTAACGAAGGCGATATTATTTACTACCCATTAATGAATTCATTTTTTGAAATTAGTTTTGTAGAAGACCAAGAGCCGTTCTTTCAATTAGGTAATTTACCTGTTTATAAATTGAGAGCGAGAAGGTGGGAATACAGTTCAGAAAGATTAAATACAGGTGTTACAGATATTGATAGTGCTGAAGACCAATATACATTAGACCAATTAGCACATCAAGTTACACTTGAAGCAGAAACAGGTTCTTTATTATTAGAAAATGATAGTGCAAGTGGCGACAGTAATTACTTCATATTAGAAACTTACAATATACAAACACAATCGCCATATGCAGATAATTTAGATTTAGATAGTGAGGCTGGTTTTAATACAGCCGACACTTCAGACGATATATTGGATTTCACAGAAAGAAATCCTTTTGGAGAGGTTGATTTCGGATAATGTTTGGATATTTTTACAACGAAAGTATGAGAAAAATGACCGTGGCTTTCGGTCAACTTTTTAATAACATACAAGTTAAAAGAACAGATAGTTCAGGTAATGTTGTTCAATCTATTCGTGTGCCTCTTGCTTATGCACCCAAAGAAAAGTTTTTAGTTAGATTAGACCAGAAACCTAATTTAGATGAAAGAGAATTTGCAATTACATTACCGAGAATGGGTTTTGAAATTACAGGTATTTCATATGACTCTGGCCGTAAATTAAATAAAATACAAAAATACAAAACTGTACAAACAGGTGATGACGGCAAAGTAATGAATTATAATTATACACCTGTACCATATAATATAGATTATAGTCTATATATTTTCACAGCAACGGCTGAAGGCGGCTTACAAATTGTAGAACAAATCTTACCATATTTTCAACCTGATTATACAGTTTCAATTAAACAAATACCAGAGTTAGAGATTGTAAGAGATGTTCCGATTGTACTAAATAGTGTTAACTATGAAGATAGTTATTCAGGTGACTTTACAACTAGACGAGCTGTGGTATATACATTGAATTTTACAGCGAAGACCTACTTATATGGTCCGGCTCAGACACAGAAAGTTATTAAAGAAACACAGGCTGATTTATATACAGACACAAATCAGACTGAAAGTAGAGAAGAAAGAATTACTGTAGTACCAAATCCTACAAGTGCAGACGCAGATGACGACTTTGGATTTACAACAACCATAACCTTTTTTGAGGATGGTAAGAAATATCAGGTATCCACAGACGAAGATGTATAAATATAAGAAAGGTTAAGAGAGATAAACTATGGCCATTAGTAAAATTAAAAAGAATTCATTAGAAGCCAATATCATTGATGAAGAATTGGTGACGGCTGATGTCATTACGCAACAAACGGACTTAGGCACAAATGTGGCCTCAGGTGATACTATTTTAGTATATGACGCATCAGCAGGTGTATTAAAAAAGATTTCACAAACCAATTTCTTAAACTTTCCAGTAATATCATCCGTTTCACCTACAAACGCATTATCAGGTGACGGCACAGGCAATTATACTTTTGTAATTACAGGTTCAGGTTTTACGGGTGCATCAGCAGACTTATTAAATAATAGTGGTACAGCTGTTGCTTTTGATACAGTAACAGTAGATAGTTCTACACAAATCACAGGCGTGATTGCTAAATCAAGTTTAGTAAATTCAGGTGAACCTTATGATGTAAGAGTAACAGCGGCTTCAGGATTAAAATCTACATTAGAAAATCAAATTACAATTGACGCTAATCCAGTTTGGTCAACAGCTTCAGGTTCATTAGCTTCCGTGGCAGATACAGGCCGAGCAGGTTTTAGTGCAATCACAGTTGCAGCTGCTGACCCAGAGTCAGGCGGTGATGTAACTTACACATTAGAAACAGGTACACTACCAGCTGGTCTTTCAGGTACTTCAACAAGTTCAGGTTATGTAATTTCTGGCACACCAACAGCAGTTGGTTCTAACACAACATCTAATTTTACTATTAGAGCTTCAGATGTTAATTCAAATACGGCAGACAGAGCATTTTCTATTACGGTATTAGCTCCAGTTTATGAATCATTTACATCATCTGGAACATTTAGTGTACCATCAGGTGTTACAGCAGTAAATGTCTTAGTAGTTGGTGGTGGTGGTAGCGGTGCTGATATTGGTACAACAACAACAAATAGAGTTGGCGGCGGCGGTGGTGGCGCTGGCGGCTTAGTTTATAGACCAGGATTCCCGGTCACTCCAGGCGGTACAGTTACAGTCACAGTCGGATGTGGTGGTGCAAGAGCAAATCCATCATCATCCACAGCTAGTGCTAGTAACAATGGACAAGATTCAGTATTCGGAACATTGACAGCAAAAGGTGGTGGCGGCGGAGGAGCTCAATCACCAGGTAGTGGTCCAGATGGTTACACAGGAAAACCTGGAGGTTCAGGTGGCGGCGGTGGAACAAATAACACAAATGGTGTTCCTGGCGGTACAGCAACTCAACCTACACAACCAGGAGATTCAGGCACATACGGATTTGGATTCCCAGGCGGTTTAGGTACACCGAACGGTGTCGGAGGATTTTATGGCGGTGCTGGCGGCGGTGGTGCCGGTGCAGCTGGCCAAAATGCTCAAGCTAATTGTACTACAGGTGCAGGTATAGGCGGTGTAGGTAAAGCATACACAATCGCTGATGGTACAACTTCAGTTTATTACGCAGGCGGAGGTGCTGGTGGTATATACACCTCTGGTAATCCTACAGCAGGCGGCCAAGGAGGCGGAGGCGCTCAACCAGGTTCACAAGGTAGTTGTGGTGCAGTAAGAAATGGAACAGCAAATAGAGGTGGCGGTGGCGCTGCCGGTATGAATAATCATCCTTCACCTGATGGTTCAAATGGACAAGGTGGCGAAGGCGGTAAAGGAATTGTAATAGTAGCTTACTAAATTATATAACATTATGAGAAAACATGAATTGGCACAACAAAGTATTTGTCTTTGATGACATTGTAAACCTAGAAACTCAAAATCACATAAAAGATTTAATGCTGAACAAGGCCATGTGGTCTTTTGTTTCAGATGTTACTAATCCTAAAGAAAACACTCAACAACGGCCTGGTTTTGCACATTGGTTTGTTGCAGATGAAATAATTAAAAGTGATTTACATGATGAAGTCAAACCTATTATAGAAAATTCATTAAAAAAATTGCAAGTAGGTGGTGAAAGAAGATATTTACAAGGCCGTTCTTTTTTACAACTTCCATTAAATATTTCAGATAGAGAAAAATTAGATGTACCACATATTGATTTGGCCAACTTTAAACATTTAGTTGTTCTTTACTATGTTACAGATGCAGATGGTGAAACAGTCATTTATGATAATCAATTTAAAGATGGTGAACCTATACCTAATTTCTCAGAATTAAAAGAAAAACAAAGAGTGATGCCTAAACAAGGCCGTGTGGTGTGTTTTGATGGATATTATTGGCATACATCACAACAACCAAGTCAAGGAGTTAGATGTATCATTAATTATAATGTAGTCTAAATAGTTATATGAGTTTAGAAAATAAAGTAAATGAAATCTTAGGTTTAGAACCTGCCAAAACTCCAGAAGAAAAGAAAGAGTTTAAGGCACCGGTACCTCGTAAAGAAGATGAAAAATCTCCTGATGTAGATAATGATTACAAATATAGTAGAGAAAACTATTATAATCTTATTGAAAGAG